TGCAATTGTTCGTTTAATGAAATTATTCTTCAACAACTATCTACAACGAAATTTATCAATTTTCACTTTACGTCCGATAATATATATTATGTAAAATCCGATTCTGAAAATCATTGTGACGACTATATACAAGCAAAGTTCGATAATTTTCTGAATAAATAATTATGAGGTGAATAATATGCGTTCAGTAATGGCTCATCAGTTCAGCCAGATTCCAAGAGCTGAAATTCAGCGGTCGTCCTTTAACCGCTCTCATGGCTATAAGACAACTTTCGATTCTGGTTATCTTGTACCGTTTTATATTGATGAAGTATTACCCGGCGACACGTTTAATCTTAAGTGTACGTTGTTCGCTCGGCTTGCAACTCCGATCGTTCCTTTCATGGATAATATGTTCATGGAAACATTCTTCTTCTTTGTTCCTAATCGCTTGCTCTGGGATAATTGGCAAAAGTTTAATGGTGAGCAGGAAAATCCTGGCGATTCTACTGACTTCCTTGTTCCGACTATTAAGAATACTGGTTCTTTTACTGTTGGTGGCATAGCTGATTATTTTGGTATTCCAACAGGTGTAAACAATCTTGAAGTTAATGCTTTGCCGTTTCGTGCCTATAATCTCATCTACAATGAGTGGTTCAGAGATGAGAATTTACAAGATAGTCTGCCTGTCGAAAAAGGAGATGGTCCAGATGATGTTGCAGATTATAAGCTTGTCAGACGTGGTAAACGTCATGACTATTTTACTTCTGCTTTACCTTGGCCTCAGAAAGGTCCAGGTGTAGAAATTCCGCTTGGTACTTCTGCTCCTGTTTTGTCCACTAAAAGTGTTTCCACTAATTATCTTACCCCAGATTCTGGTTATAGAGGTTCTGTTATCGTTCAGTCTGGACATATGAATATTAATAATCCTACTGGTGGTGGAGCTAATATTGATATTGGTATGAAGCTTGATGATTTTGGCTTATATGCTGATTTAACTACAGCTACAGCTTATACGATTAATAGCCTTCGTCAGGCTTTTCAGGTTCAACGCCTTTATGAGCGTGACGCTCGTGGTGGTACACGTTATACCGAGATTTTAAGAGCTCACTTCGGTGTTGTTTCTCCTGATGCTCGTCTTCAACGTCCCGAATATCTCGGTGGCAGCTCCTCGCCTATTAACATTAATCCTGTTCAGCAAACTTCTGCTACAGATTCAACCTCTCCGCAAGGTAATCTTGCTGCCTTTGGCCTTACGTCTAGTAAAATCCATGGTTTCACAAAATCCTTTGTTGAGCATGGCTATATTATCGGCCTTGTAAATGTTCGTGCCGATCTAACTTATCAACAAGGTTTACAGCGTCTTTGGTCTCGTCAAACTCGCTTTGATTTCTATTGGCCAGCTCTTGCTCATCTTGGTGAACAAGCTGTCCTTAATAAAGAGATTTATGCACAAGGCACTGCTGCAGATGACGAAGTATTTGGCTATCAGGAACGTTATGCCGAATATCGTTATTATCCGTCTTTGATCACTGGTAAATTCCGCTCTACCTATGCCCAGCCTCTTGATATGTGGCACTTATCTCAAAAATTCGATAGTCTGCCTACTCTATCCGCTCAGTTTATCGAAGATAACCCGCCTGTATCTCGTGTAATTGCTGTGCAAGATGAACCGCAGTTCTTGCTTGATACTTATTTTAGTCTTAACTGTGTACGTCCAATGCCTGTGTATAGTGTACCTGGTCTTGTTGACCATTTTTAATGGGACTCCTCGTGTTTCGTCACTGTTCGACATACAAACGAGGCATGAGGATAAAGTCCCGCCATTATTGAGGTGATTAAATGAGTTGGATATCTTCTGCGATCGGTGCCGTTGGCTCCCTATGGGGCCAATCGTCCGCTAATTCTGCTGCTGCTTCTATGGCTCGTGAGAATCGTGAATGGCAAGAGTATATGTCAAATACTGCTCATCAGCGTGAAGTTAAAGATTTGCGTGCAGCTGGTCTTAATCCAATATTGTCCGCTATGGGCGGTTCTGGTGCTTCTACTCCTGCTGGTTCTACTTCTCAGTTTGGTAACATAGCTGGTTCTATGCCTGAATCTGCTAATGCTGCCGAAGGATATCGGCTGCAGCGTAAAATGCAAAATGAACAATTCAAGGTCATGGCTACTCAGTCAGATCTAAATAAAGAGCTTGAAATTAAAGCCAAAAATGACGGTTTAGCAAGTGCTGCACAGGCCTTTAAGCTTTCTGCAGACCGTGATTATACGTTTAAAATGACTTCTTGGCTTGATCGGCTTAACGAAAATTCTATTGCTAATGCTAGAGCGCTTACGGCTGCACAGGTTGCTAATTATGGTGCACAAGCGCAAGCAGCGCTTATGAACGCATCAAGTAATGCTACAGGTGTTTATAATCTTGGTTTATTACAGTCTGAACAGATGAAGAATTGGCAATATCGCAATGTTGGTGACCGTGTTCGTTCTTCTGTTTATGATGGTGATAATAATGCTGCTTCTAAAACGGCTCAGATTGGTGAAGCTTTTAGTAATCTTTTGCCGTTTAGGAAGATCTTTGGAAAGTGAGGTGATAACTTGGATAAGTGGACTAAAGTTCTAGCTATTCTTCAGCTGGTCGATGAATTTATCGTACCTCTTGTAGAACGTATTAAAAAAATCTTTGGAAAGTAAGGTGATTTATTGTGGCAAGACGCAGACGTCTTACACGCCGTGGTTCTCGTAGGTTATTCAGTAAAACAGCTTCTCGCACTCGTAAGCGTAATCTTCGTGCTAGGCCTATGCGTGGAGGCTTTAGAATCTAAATGACTTGTTATCGTCCGCTGATGGCATGGCGTAACCCTAATGCAATTAATCCTGAGACTGGAAAATCTGCTATATTGTTTAGTCCGCCAGAAAACTGGAGAGATTGTGAACCTATCAAGGTTCCTTGTGGTCAGTGCGTTGGTTGTCGGTTAGAGAGGTCTCGTCAATGGGCAATGAGATGTGTACATGAAGCTTCTCTTTATGATAAAAATTGTTTTATCACTCTTACATTTGACGATGAGCATATAGCTCGTGACGGTAGTTTGCATTTAGAGGATTTCCAAAAGTTTATGAAACGTCTTCGCAAAAAATTCGGCGAAGGTATAAGATTTTTTCATTGTGGTGAATATGGGACGCTTAACCAGCGTCCTCATCATCACGCTATATTGTTTAATTTTGATTTCCCTGATAAGGAATTATGGAGTGTGAGAGATAATGTTAAGCTCTATCGCAGTAGTTCTCTTGAGCGTCTCTGGCCTTATGGCTTTAGCACTATTGGTGACGTTTCTTTTGAGTCTGCTGCTTATGTGGCTAGGTATTGCCTTAAAAAGGTCACTGGAAGCGTGGCCGAAAGCCACTATCAAGGGCGAAAGCCCGAATATACGACCATGAGTCGCCGTCCTGGTATCGGGCGCGAATGGTTTTTAAAATACAAAAATGATATATTTCCTAATGATAAATGTGTTATTAGAGGTAATTTAGTATGTCGTCCGCCCCGTTACTATGACAAGATTTATGATAGTATAGACCCTGTAAGCTTTGAGAAAATACGTTCAAAACGTAAAATTGAAGCTCTTAAACAGTCTCAAATTCTTGATTATACGAGACTTAATGTAAAAGAGAAAGTAAAAAAATTAAAGCTGAAGCAGTTGCCTCGGCCTATTGAAATGTGAGGTATTTATTATGCGTTATATATACTCTGTTTATGATAAAAAGGCTATGGTTTATAATACACCTTTTGTTGTTGAAAATCCTATTGATGCGGTTCGAGCTTTTAGTGAATTAGTTAGTGATTATCGTACTACTGTTGGTAAGTATCCTGGTGATTTTGCTTTATATTGTGTTGGTAAATTTAGTACTACTACTGGTATTATGTTTTTATCAGATGATGATCATGATTTTCCTTGTTTTGTTCATGAAGCTATGGAGTTTGTTCTTAAGTCGGCTGTAGGCGAAGGTCACGAAGTCTCCGAGCCTACAACGACTTTGCCCGCGGCAGGCGCTGAGGAGTGATAATATGCCTAAATTCAGAACTGCTTATGATAGAGACCTTGTAGAAGGTATTACCTTTGATGAGCCTAGTATGGCTCAACAGCACTTTAAAGATGAGTGTGACGTTAATAATATTCTTCGTAAGTATGAATCAACTGGTTTAGTTACCCATGTTGCGAACGGTACGCCGTCTTACGGCGATTTTTCTTCCGTCTTGGAGTTCCAGCAAGCACAGAACATTTTAATCGAAGCACAGGACGCTTTTGAGGCTCTCCCAGCCTCTTTGCGTAAACGCTTTGACAATGACCCCGCTGTTATGTTAGAGTTTATAGAGAACCCTGATAACAGAGAGGAGGCTGAAAAACTTGGATTGGTTAATAAGCAATCTTTGGAAGCTGGTAAAGTTGCTGGCTCTGTTGGCTCTGCTGGTTTACCTGGGCAGCTTTCTAATGGCAGTATCGGAGATTCTTCTAAAGTAGAACCCCCGAGAGAGGGGTCGGAACAGTTACCTACTTGATGTAACTGTTCCGACTGACACCTTTTAGGTATTTATGCAAGATTTTGAATAAAATTCTCAATAAATGCCTTTTTTATAAAGTGTCAGTTTATGGCGTAGCCTACAACAAAATTTCCCTGTTATATATATTATGTAAAGCAGCTACATAAAGATTATAAACCGCAACACGGCCATCGGCAAGTATTAACGATATTTTTGATACAGTTAAACTCTATAACGTA